CCATCCTTTTCAAAGAATAATTCTGGGTCTGCACCTATTGTAACATCTTTTATCATTTTAGTAATTTTGAAATTTCCCTTAGAAAAAATTGTTGATACTCTTTTGAACCATTAACTGGATTAGATTGACTTGCTAAGTCCTTACTATTAGGAAATAGAATCATCTCTGGTTCTAAGAAATTCTTAGGAAGAGTTGTTTCTTCGTTCCTTCCATTTAAGTAAGTATTACTTTTAAAGTAAGTACTGGTGGCAAGTATCTTATATGATTTATCATCTAACATATAAGGAAACATCATTTGATGATGATTAGATTCAACTGTTGCTCTATTACCATTATTAAAAGTCACTTCGTGCGGTTCTTTATGTCCTTCAACATGTTGAATTAGACTTCCACCATTTCTAATGTTTAGATATTGTGCCCCATTACCTATACCAATTTTTAAGAAAGTCCTACCAAATGGAAGATTACTTCTAAGGTCCTCATATTTCTCCCATCCTTGTATTTCAGTAAACTTACCTGGATTCTCTCCATAGTAATCAGGATTAATATCTCCTGATTCTTCTTCACCGTATACTACTGCGTTATAAGAAGAACCTTTTTTTTGATACGCTTTTAAATTAATTACTTCAACATCAAATTCAGTTGATAATAGTTTCTCTAACCCTTCATCTAAGGATTCATTAACTAAAATACTCAGTTTTTTCTTCATTTTTATCTATTTTTATTATATTTGTCTCTTAACATTTTAGGGATTTCCTGTATATATGCTTCTTCAGTTTTATCACCAAAACTCGGTGCTGAATTAATTTCAACAGCGATAAATTTTGGTGTTTCTCTAACATCTCCATTACTTTTTTTAGCTGATTGTATTCTTAAATCAATTGCTCCAAAATCTAGACCAACTGCATTTAATGCTTTGACTGATTCTGTAATTACTTCTTCCCAATTACTTGGTTTATCAAAACTTTCATTATCTTCTAAGATCCATACACAATGTGCATCATTTCTATACCATCTAGCTTCTTGAGGAGTATCAGATTTTAACATCTTTCTGCACGTATAAAAACATCCTTCATTATTTACATGAAGTCGGTATTCTCTATTATAATTATAGTATTTCTCAAAGATATACTTAGATAAGTCTTTACCCTCTAACCAAGCCTTTAACTGTTCTGCAGTATCATGCTTCTTGTTACCTAATCCTCTAGAACCAAATAAACTCTTAGAAATAATAGGAAATGATAATTCTTCAAGATCACAATCTCTGTTATCATCATCTTCATTAGCAAAAGTAAATTCTTTACCTATATTAGCATCGTTTTTAACCCACCAATCTGCAGTTTTAACACCTTTTTCAGTAAAGCAAGTTTTCATCCTTAGCTTATTACTACTATTTTTAATAGCTTCAATACTATTAAGCTCTACTACTGGAACCCTATCAGAGCTTCTTAATACATTAGTTGATCCTAATCTAATACGAGATCTAAATGGCATCATTGGTAAATTATTTTCAGTATGTCTTAATACATTATGAGAAGGATGCCTACTTCTAATTCTAGGTCTAAAATGTGTTAACATGTTGCTCCGTTTACTAATGCGTTAGTTTCCTTATAATCTGTCCAATCTCCATTCTCTACAAGATGCAAAGAATCTATAGAATTGTTGTAAATAAATACCTTTGCTTTACCAAATGGAGTATCTATGTCTTCACTATTATAGTGGTTATTTTCTTTAGCTCCTCCTTCAACATATCCTTCTAACATATTAACTCTATCCATAGTTTCATCTCCTACTTCATACACTTCCATTACAATAGAAGTAGTACCATCTTTCTTTAATCCAGGAAAAGAACTCCCTATAGAATACATAGAGTACTTAGGCTCTGTTCTAAATGTACCTAGTAATTCTTCATATTTAATCATACCATGATTACCCAGCCCTTGTCTTAAACTACCATATACAGCAATTAGATGTACAACTTCTGCTTCTGCTACTGTTTTCTCTTTATCTTTTACTATTGTCATTTTTATCTATTTTTTAAAATGGTAAACTAATAAGTTTATTAATTAGATCTATTCCTTTTGCTTTACCTTCTCCTGCTACATAATCTGATGGATCTTTATATTTTAATTCATCAGGTATAAATAAAGGAATAAGGTCAAATTTTTCTGCTAATGCATTACCAAACTGTTTACCCCAGTTTGTTTCTTTATCAAAGTCGTTATCATACCATATAAATATAGTATCAAATCTATCTTTTAATTCATCAATTATATATGATTTTGGTGTAATTGACTCCGCTTGTAAAGATACTGCAGGTATGTTGGTTAAAGAAGATATAGTCATTACATCTTTTAATGACTTAGTTATTATTAATAACTTCCCCTTATCTGGTAATTGATTCCATCCTTGCCACACTGAATCATCGTGGTTATTTATCCATTTATAACTAAAATTAAAAGGCTGGTAGATCTTATATGTTTCTACTCCATCTTTATTTTCTATAAATGCATATGTATAACTATCACAAGGTATTATTCTCGTATTTATAAATATATGAGATATAGGTTCTACTTTGTATTTTTTCAATATTTCTATTGTAATACCAAAACTTTTCCAATATTTCATATCATGCTCTTTCCAAGCCCTACGTCTCTTTCTAATAAGACTAGAACTTGCTTTCTTTAAAAGACTATCTTTATCTAGACTCTCTTTCTTAGGAACATGTCTTGTATTAACTTGTTTGCATATATATTTATCCTCAAGGTCAAAATCTATTGCAACTCTGCTTAATGCTTCAAAGAATGTATCTCCAAACATTAATTGTACAAATTTAAAGCAATCTCCACCTCCTAATTTAAAGTCATTAAACAATACTTGATTATTTTCTCCAATGAATAATCCAAATGATGGATTAGATTCATCTCTTAGTGGAGAAATTGTAGGTGTCCCTATATGGATCTCTAATGTAGGTGCATAGCATCTGTATATTTCAATATCTGTAACATCTTTAAGCAATTCTTCTTTTGATACTAATTTTCTGTTTAAATTCATAATTATCTTTTATAAATATTAATAAAAAGGGGGACTTTCACATCCCCCATAATTAAATATTTACTAGAATTCCCAATCTTCATCCTTATCTGTAGAAGATTTGGCTGAAGCTGCTCCACTAGGGGCATCTTCTTGTAGCCTTTCCATTTGGTCTCCCATTCCTACTTTTAATTTACTAGGTACTCCTTGTAAATCTGAAGGTTCGATAAATGTAAAGTATCGTAATCCTAAGAATTTACTTGGGTATCCTTTTGTACCATATGTTGCAAAAACATTAAACTTTTTATCTCCTACATTTTTGGAAATTAGTTTAAATAACATATCAATAGCTTCTTTTGCAGTTTTAACAGCTGGAAATTCATAATCTGTACCAACTACAGCATGTGCAATATGAAGAACTCTACCTACTTCAGCATTAGTTCTCTTTTTATTATCTGCTTCACTCTTTTGTGCACTATCTTTTGGATAGTAAAACCCTTGACTCACTTTATTACCTGCTTCATCTGTTACAATTAGTTTGAAGTCTGGATAAGTATCAGGTTCTTCTGATTTTTTACGTGCAACTTCAATGGTATTGTTATCTACTTTACCTGCTGCTCCGTTATTAAAAATTGCTGAACCTGTTTTGAATTCTTTTGAGTTTAAATCTAACATATATAAGTCTATTTATTGTATAATAATATTTATTTTTGTAATTTCAAGGACAATTACTAACCAATGAAAATCTCTGACCAAGAGACCTTAACTTCTCCTTTGTCATTAGATTCTGCTACAACGATTCTTTTGTCTTTTAAATGCTCACTACGAGCACCTACAAGAAGAGATTCAGATGATTTAAAGTTTAGTACAGTTTTCTTTTCATCTCTATACATATAACCAATTGCATCTACCTTAGCACAAAGAATAGCAGACATCTTACCTACTAAATCTAAGCCTCTCTCTGACATTTCTTCTCCATCTTGTTCAACTAATTTATCTTTAACATGTCCTAAAATGATTAAAGTATCTGTAATTGACTTTAATGCATTAATAACCTTTTGTAAAGCTTCACGAGTATATCTATACGTTTATACCTTATATTTCTATAAGGACTAGACTATATCTTAAATTTTATTATACATCCAATAATACCCCTCAAATGGAGTTCTTATATCGGTTTTTCTACGTAAACTTTCTTTAATTAAATTATTCATTAAGTTTGTAATCTTGTAAATTCTCGATATATTAGGGATATCTTTGTTGTCTTGTATATTCATATTGACTATATTTATATTAGACAACGATATAATAAAATTTCTGGGCTTTTCCAAATATATCTAATAATATTTTATAATAATATTAAATATAAATGTACTTCCTTTCCGAGGAATAGTCGTTGAACCTTCCTTATTTCTAAGGCTTGGCTGCTGATTGTCCGTTAGTCCTAATCTTTTCAGATGTTGGCTCTTGGGAGTTTCCAGCAATTAACCCAGTACTGGCTATTTTACAAACCAGCTCCATTTGGAAGGGTGGTAACATCTGTACCTACCCAATTCCGTCCTATAGGCGTATCTCTGTGCATTTTAGCTGCGATTGGAAGAACCATTTCTTCTAACGCTGTAACTGTATCTAAGGCTATGTATTTATAAACGTAACCACCGTTTTTTTTATTTTGTTCACCAATAGTTTTAATTACATCTTGTAATATGTTTATAGGAGCTGTATCTTGTTCTCTAGCTTCTTTAAGTACGTCTACTTTAAGAGCGCTAACGAAATCTGATCCTTCTTCTAAATCTATTAATAAACAATTATCTAACTCAGCTAATATAGTGGTTTTTCCCACTTTAGGTTGTCCAAAGATAACCATTGTTTTTGGATTAATTCTCACTACTTCGCTTCGTTTACTTGGTAATTTCCTCATTCATCTCCTGTTCCGTCCTTCACCATCCACATTTAATGTTAATTATATTTATTTACTATAGGACTTAGAAACTTCTCAACTTCTATTCTTCCTAAATTATTAAAACAATACTGCATGTCTACAAATACAAGTGCTAAGAACCCTTTTCCACTCCTACAAGTTCCATATGTCAAATAAGATCTACCACCAAAGTTATATTTATTTACATCAGGACAGAATCTAAATCCTCTAAATATTACGTCTTCCTCTTTAGATACAATATCTATCTCAGCTGTAATTTCAGATAGAATAGTCTTATAAGTTATTTTAGGATGATGATATTTGCATACCCTAATAATATCTAATAAGGATCTATACATATTCTTCCTACAGTGTAATGTATCTGTTTTATAAGATGTACTTACTTGATGGTATCCTACTTGCCAAAGGATTTCTTTAACACTAGATGTAGAAATATTTGGATCAGTAACTTTAAATGTTCTAGTGTTGTTAAGCCATATTTCTAGGTCTTCTACTGTCTTTACATTCTTTCTTGCTAAAACAGCCATATTTACACCTCTTCTAAGATTAGTTTAATCTTCTTAGCCTTTTCCATTTCAGATAAATCTTTAGTGGAATCTGCTTGAAGGAACATTAATACAGCTATTTCTAGCTCATCATATTCATTTAAACCATGCTTATCAATAAAGTCTAACTTATCATTAGCTTCTTCCATTTCTTTGGTTAAAGTATCAATATGTTCCTCTAAATCTGTAATTTGTGCAATTATATCTCCTTTTTCTGTTCCTACTCCTACAAGAGAAAATTCATCATATTGAATAGTATTACCCATTCCACCAGGATTGGATCTGTCCATTCCTCTTGATATAGAACTACTAGTGATTGATCCTTTAGGAAAGGTAGTTGCAAATCTTCCTTTACTTCCTATAGCTCCATAACTATGTCCTCCAGTATTTGCTATAATAATAAATTGTTTACCTTCTAAATGCTTTTCTATAGGTCCTTTTAACTTTCTTAGTTGATCTCTGAATGGTATATGTTTCTTTGTCATATCTTTATTATTTATTATAGCTCAACATCGGTACATTTAATGATGAAAAGCTGTTGTAATTGTTTAATTTAAAATCTTCTAATTTGAACTGATTAAATAAGTCATCTAATGATACGTGAGGAGTAATATAATTACTTATATTAAATGCCAATTTGGCTCCTTCATATTCAGTTGTACTTCTATTTAATTGTTCTGTTACTTTTTCCATAGCATTGTCATATATATGTACTTTAGATAAACTTCCTACCAATTTTAATGGGGTTAAGTTTGTCAATTTACCTATAATATGCGCTAGTAATGCATATGATGCAATATTAAATGGTAACAATATCTTCTATATAATACGTAACTATTATATACGTTCTCTAATGAACTGCTGCATATTACTATGCAGATGAGACTATCTCTTCATCCATTTCTGGAGATTAGCTTTTCCAACACCATTAACTTGTGTTGTACTTCCTTTCGGAATAGTCGTTAGAGTTTTTCCTTATAAAAATAATATTATTTATTATAAATCTTTACTACGGGATTGTCCTTAACTTAATAGTAGGATGTTCCCCGTTTAACTAATTTTTATTTGAGCCTACATTTGACCCAAAAATGTATCTACACTACGTTGATTCCATTTAAGAGTAAATCCATAAGAAGGAAGTTTCCATTTCTCTATTTCCTTATTTACAGATTGTCCTGTAAACCAAGTAGCACCAATTTTTCTTAGAGA